GTCTGGGTAGTCCTGGAATGCCTGAGGCAGGTGTTGGTACACCAAGGCGAAAGAGGGTGTCACTGCGCCAGGGCGCAGTTAAAAACCCTCCGAAGGAGGGTGTTACCGGTTACCGGTTACCGGTTGCACCAAAAGTTGCTTTGCAAAAAGTCCCAAAAATGTCCGCCGGACTTTTTTACGTGTTTTGGGTGCGCGGGGGGTTTGGTGCAACCGGTAACCGGTAACCGGTAACGGGGGGGCGGGGTCGGTGTGGGTGAGGGTGGGTGCCTACTCCTCGTCCGAGTCGCAAAACAGCATCTCGCGTTCGCGGTCACAAATGATACCGATTAGCAATCCGTAATGCTTGCGCACTCGCACGAATTCCATCTTGGTGCCCCTGGTGAAATTTTTGATAGCCTCGACGGGCAAGCGCATTACGAAGTCGCCACGTACCATTCCTTCGGTGGTGGTAAAGTTGGTGTTGGCGCGTTCAATGCGATCTTCGGGGTCGCGGTAATAAATGGGGTACTTGTTGAGGAAATGACGCAGAACACGTCGCATTGTGGGACACTGGCATCCGTACTCCTCAAGGTGCTTTTCATCCGCAAAACGTAATGGGCGACCACCGAGTGCAGCCGCCAGTTGGTAATCGTGATATTTGCGAGTGCCCATTGTGATGTCACCGTAAATGCGGTTCTTATAAATGTAGGGAAATGAGCCGGCAGGGATTACGAGAATGATGGACATTGTGGAGGGAACGGTGTGGTTGCGGTGGGTGGGTGCGGCCGATCGGTGCACCGCGGCGGGCCGTCAATTTTTGTCGCGGACCGCGGTAAAATTTGACGCGGGTCCGGTGGCGGCGACCGGCACCCAACACCCATAACACAATGTCTTCCGCCATTAATTACCTCCGAACGTACTGGGACTCGCTCAACTACATTCAACGTCGCAAATGGCTGCATCCCGTGCTTACGCACACAACAGAATCTAATGACTGGGTTGTGCTTCATAAGTTTCTATGTGAATTCATCCAGGACCGATTCACCATCAACGGCTCTGAGGTAGAATTGTTTATGGAAGACATTCATCTGGAAGACTTCACGGGGATTCCATTTCCATCCTCGGTTTACCACGACGTGATTTATAAGGTGTATGCCGACCTTCGCGATCTTGGAATCACGTGCAGGACGAGTCAGGATGATGTGAAGTCAGGAATTGAAACAATGCGCACTGAGGAATTAACCAACACCGACTTTGTATTTTACACCGATGCAGAGGTTGGACGGATTCATCAGGGTTTGGGTGACATCAACACGGTCCAACTTGTTGCGCGGTTCGAACCCGAAACTGAACTCAAAGTCGCCGAGTACATTAAAACATCACCCCATCTTCGGAAATGTGACACTGCGCCTTCGCAATTTCAGATTGCAATTTAAAAAGGCAATGACTCCAAGTTGGAGCCAGTGCCTTTTTTTGGTCTTCAAGTGATTCTCAGGGTCTCAGGGTCTCAGCAACTCGTCTCCCACACATTCCAAATCCACTCCCCACCCTCATCACATCCAGTGTTGGATTCATTAAACTCAGCGTCCAGGTAAGTCTTCACGGCCTGGAATATCGCGGCCTCCACCTCAATCACGCCGCTGGACCCGATGAAATCACTGCTGTACGTGATTTCGCCCGTGCAGTCGCCAACGGCGACGCGGAATGCGATGACAGGCTCACCAGCCTCGTGACTCCAGTGGTTGCGGCGAGTCTCGGCGGCCTCGCTGTCCAGGAGGCGGAGGTAAATGCAGAAGCCGTTGCACTCGTCCAGCGTGCGCGCCACGGAAACCCAGGAGTCCAGGCGGCGGAGGGTCTCGGCGGAAAGGATGGAGGGATTCATTTTTTCGGGAGGGAAGGGAAGGTTGGGAGGGAAGGTTGGCTTGTCTCGGCTTTTTTGGCTGGGGGCACCGATCCGACACCCGGTCGGATGGGGCCTTCAATTTTTTCCGTCAAACTGGAGGATGCGGTTGCCCCGAGGGGGCTTCAGCGGAGTTTATGCATCACCTCGAGCGCCAAGTCGCGGTCCGCCGTCAACCAAGTCGTCCCGCCATCCAAGAATGAATAAACTCTCGCCATCCCCCACTGCTCTCGCGTCAGCCGGGCCGACCGTGGGAAGCGCTTGAGATCCGGATTCTTGCTGAAGTCTTTTTTCAGGCGCACCGAGGATATGTTGGTTTTCCACGCACCAACACCTCTATTATAGACCTCTTGGAGGATATCCGCAGGCAGCCCTGTGAGCTCACTGATTACCTCAATATTCAGTTCTGAATCTTCAGGTAAGCCAAGGCGACGTAACACGTTCTGTTTGTGCGTACGCATTCTATTAGAAGCCGGTATAACTAATGACATAGCCGCTCGGGGTACGCATCAGCGTTGTTGCACTTGCGTGCGGCGCTGTGATTGTTTGCAGCGTACCGCCACCACCATTGAGGATGTTTATACTCGCGTTAATGCTGTTGGTATCCGTATTCAGCACACATACACGCTGACCCACAGCGAGCCACGATAGCGGAATGTTAAAGTCACTGTTGCCGCTACCGTTGGTAGGCAGCACCTGTAGAACTGTATTTGAAGCGATATACGCCTGAATCGCAGTAGAGGACGACGCGAACGTGGATGCTGTATAGATGTCGGCACTGAACAGCAGATAGCGAATCGCCTCAAGTAAGAGCGTATCGGACGACTTGTATGTGTTAGACATTTACAAGTCGTATAGAAAATATGCACCGGGAAGGTTCTTAGATGACGGACGATGCGAAAATCCACGCACCGGAGCCCGTAGCGTCGTAGAACGCCACGATAGACTCACCGGGCTGCACGACGTACAGGTAAGCCGAACCGCCGCTGTTCTGGAGCGACAGCGTCAGCGTATAGGACTGCGAGATGTTGAGGAGTTTGATGAGGGACGAGAACGTGCCGGGCGTCCACTGGTAGTTGCCCTGGCCGGGCTGCGTGATTTCATTCCACGTGTAGGTGTATGTACGGTCGGCCGTAGGCTTCACCAGGAGGGGCGAGCCGGACGAGCCCGTCAGTTGAAGAGGCGTAGGGGCCGTAGAATCAAACGAGGAGGCCGTGTTACCCACAAACTGAGACACGCGGGCCTGGGCGTACTGCGCGGCCGTGAGGGCCGTGGCGGCATCCGCGGCGGCGGCGGCAGCATCCGAAGCCGCACCGTTGGCGACCGAGAGAGCGTTGGCGGCAGCGGCAGCGACGATAGAGACGGCGGAGTTGTACGTGACGGACATCTTTGTTTATACCCAGGTCCCAGAAAAAAAACCCCGCCGGGCATCCTACATCCCCACATACCGCCAACCGCCGTAGGAGGCCTGGTAGAGAAGCCGGACGCTCTCGCCGGGCTGCACGTTCAGCACCACCGGCCCGCTCTTCAGAATGAAGGAGAGTGGCTCAGAGGTGTCGGACACGACAAAGTACAGGACCGTCCGATCCGCAATCAACGACCCCCCGCCGGGGAGGCCGGTGAGGTCCAGGCTCTGGCCTGTGGTCGCCGCACTAATAAACACCACCTGGCCCGGTGCCGCGTTTAGTGCGGTCAGGAGCGCGGCGCTGTTCGTCGGGATGACATAGTCGCTTCCCGCTAGCCGCTGTTCGGGATCGCTTCCCGCCGTACCGACACCTGGGAAGAACGCCTTCTGATATACCGCATTCCCACCCACGGTTACACCGGATGCAGCGACAGTACCCAGATTCGTCATTCCCAGCCCTGCACCGTCGTTGCCAGCAGCCAGGACTTGTGCTAAGGTTCCAACACCGCCACCGCCTCCCGTACCCCAAAAAGCAGTAGCGCCACTGCCTCCACTTGTAAGCACCTGTCCTGCTGTACCAACACCGCCATTCACTCTGATGTATTTTGTATCCGTAGTAATCTGTAGTGATGTATCAGAATTTGCACTCCCATACGTTGCGTTCGCAGGGCGCGATGTCGGTAGATTAGTACATAGTGCAAATTGAACCTGCAAGGGACTTGCATTACTCAGAGAGTAGGTTGCTCCTGACATATTTGACTGCGTAAATACTACAACACCGCCAAATGTGTTAGGAACTGTAATTAGCCCTGCGAGTTCGCAATTACTAAAGAAATAGTTACCCGCATTGGCTGCTGATACAGTTATGCCCCCGAGGCACTGAACATTTGTGAAATAGTAATTACCACTACCTGATAATGTTAAAAGACCCTCAATCTGTAAGTTTGCGATAGTTATACTACCTGTTGATGTTGAACCAATTGTCAGTCCTCGACCACCAGCAAGTTCGCAAACTGTCCCCTGCCCGCGGGGAGGAGCAATAATAGCGATGTTTGTTTTTCCATTAATGGTGACCGTAGAGCCACCGAACGAACCGGCTGAAACATACACAGCAGTCCCGGCAGTAGCCGAGTCAATACCTTCTTGTATATCATTAACTCCATCATTCACATAGATGGTATTAGATTGTAAGCCCGAACCTGCAACCGGGGAACCATTCACGTATAGTTCATCACCTACTGTAGATAGTATAGCCTCGGAGAGTCCCCCTGTTCCCTTGAGAATAACCGTACCCACCGCAAGCTCGGAAGTCGGGACCTCCTGGTTCTCACCCACCAGTGTCAGGCGGTTGTCGCTGTAATTGTGAAGACGGGCAGGCTTTGCGATACCACCGTCTATAATCACCTCGCCACCGGTGACGTTGTTGGCTGCGATCGTATCAGCGGCGACCTCGGCGATATTCACCATACTTTGAACCGCAGCATTGTTGCCGGAAGCCAGTACCGCCGACAAGGGCGGCGCTGAGTACGCATATACGGGAAGGTATGCGCTTGAAATCAAGCCCGTTGTTTCATCAATAAGGGTCGCAACCGACATTTGTTATGCTCTGAGAAATTAGTTGGGCGTTGCGCCCAGGAAGGTCGTTGTGACATTGAGACCAACATTCCAAATCGCGAAATTGGGGTCGCCAGAGCCATCAACAGGGCGGGCGTTTACCACATAGGTCTGACCGGGAATGAGGTATTGCACGAAGGACTTCGTTACTGCCTGAGATATAAACCCCGCAAGGCGCATTTCGGTAGCCGTAATAATCTGTTGTGATGCCGGCCATAACTTGGACGCGGTTGTACCCTGTAAATAGCACGTGATGCTTCCAGCCCCACCGGCCGGAACCAACAGATTTGTCGTGGCATACGTGTATGCCGTGTATTGGAATAGGTACAGACCCGCTTGTGTAACACTGCTCGTGATGCTCTGCGTCAAGTTTGACGAGCCGAAATCGGTATTGTTATAAAAGTAAGGACTCGCGTTCGTTGTACCGAAGGCGAAGGACGGCACCGCCGATCCCACCGTAAAGTTATTCGGGCTGTTGGATGTGACGCTTGTGTTGATGCCGCTCGCGAGTGTGACCGCAGGTAGTGTGTTGGTAATGGTATAGGTGTTGGGTGAGGGGTTCGCTACACTGATGCCCGCCCCGCCGTTAATCGTGGGTGGTGTGCCCGTTGGTGGAGGGTAGAAGGTGTCATCATAGACACGACCGTATGCAACACCGTTACCGGAGCCATTGAGGCCCGCCACCTGTAGCGTACAGCCCGTGCCCGGCGTTGTGCTTACGTTGCTGTTACCAAACGTTGCAAGCGAGCCGTCAGGGGCTATCGTCAGCATAGGGAATGTATTCAGAATGTTCGGATGATAAAATGAACTGGATGGCGACGGGTAGCCCCACAGATTAAACTGACCGTTAATCGTTCCACCTGCTGGACCAAGAGACGGCGCATACATCTCCCAGTAATGATTGCCGTCCGGTGCTAAGAGTTGCAACGCCGCATTTCCGGTAGTTGTGGAGCCTGCCGACTTTCCAATAGATACTGTAGCATTCTGTGACACTGTACCGTCCCCAACAGTTGGGATTTCTATCTCTATAGTTGTGGATGCATTGTTGGGCGCAGCAGCGCAAGTGAGTGCCGTATTCACAGAGAGAACCGAACCGGCGTTGAAATTCACACTGTTGCCACTTGGAATGCTAACAGCACTTGCGAGTGCAACTTGGCGTGATGATTGGAGACCAGAGATAGAGATATTCTGACCGGCTACCACAGCCTGAACGCCGTTGGCGCTCACAGTCACACCACCCGTACCCGCACTTACGCTTACACCTGTTCCCGCAGTGAGTGATGTAACACCAGTGTTGGTAACCGTGTAGGCGTTACCGATATTTGTGACGGCGATCCCACCACCACCTGTTAGTGATGTAACACCAGCCGGACCCGTTGGACCCGTATCACCCTTTGCACCTAATGGGCCGACAATACCCGTTGGACCGGTGGCTCCCGTTGGGCCAGTGTTACCGGTTACACCAGTAGGTCCAGTGTTACCGGTTACACCAGTAGGTCCAGTGTTACCGGTTGCGCCTGTAGGTCCAGTGTTACCGGTTACACCAGTAGGTCCAGTGTTACCGGTTGCACCCGTGGGTCCCGTTGCACCCGTGAAGCCCGTCGCGCCCGTCGCGCCCGTCGAACCGGTAACGCCCGTTGGGCCCGTGTTACCGGTAAACCCACGGGCACCCGTTGCACCGCGTGCGCCCGTCGGGCCAGCCGGGCCCGTCAAACCCGTCAAACCCGTCGGTCCGGCATCGCCAACATTTGTAATGACGTAGGTGGGTGCATTGTAACTGACGTGAATACCGGGGCCTGCCACGAGGACCGGTATCTCGCTGGTGTAGGCCACAGTCGCAGCATTCACCATAAGCCTATCCACATCCGTCGCTTGTAATATAGCAGTGTTAGGACCGTTCTCCAGCGTCAAGTCGCCATTTTGGATCGTAATGCCGTTGCTGTCAAGAATAGTCAGTTCGGGGACATCTGCCTGTGCGTTACCACGTGTGATGGCAGCCGTTGCATTCAGGGTCGTAACCGTCGGCTCTTGACTGAAATCAATATTATACCCGCCCGCAACCTGAGTAATCAGCAGGTCATCGGGGGTGTTCGTCGTGATTTGCGTTGCTCCGCCAAGCGGCAGGAATGATTCTGATATGCGACCTGTTGCTTCATCAATCAACGAACTGGCGGACATTCTATATACCCATCCGAAAATTAACCTGCGTCTAACCCAGTGACGCCTGTAGAAATCCTCGTGCATCGTTTTCTACGCGGACTTTTTTCGGGGTTTTGAGCCGATCGGACCGGACCCCACCAGCCAACCGGTAACGGGTTCCGGACTTTTTTTGGAGGTTGATTTTTACCATTTCAGCCTCCGGACGCTTTCGTGCGGTACCGGGAGGTCGTAAAGTTCAGTTTCACGCCTCAACCGGTAACACCACATTTTGTATAGACTTTGAGCCGTGCAGGTGTTCCTGGACGGCTCAAAAAATCGGGGACTCCCCTTTTGACTGTTACCGGTTGGGGTGGTTTACGCCCTTTTTTGGCGTTTCCGGACTTTTTTTGGAGGTTGATTTTTACCAAACAGCCCTGGAGCCTGCCCCGAAAACCTCTAAAAAAGTCCGGAACCACCTGCCTTTTGCGGACTTTTTGTAACCGGTTGGGGGTGTCGGTAAAATCCAGTTTCTCATCCAAACCGGTAACGGCTCACTTTATGTAGGCTTTGAACCTTGTAGGTGGTCCTGGACATTTCAAAACTCACAGGCATCGCTGTTACCGGTTACCGGTTACCGGTTGCACCAATCCCCCCCTTTGCGAACCCCTCAAAAAAGTCCGGAGGCTCCGGACATTTTTAGGACCTTTTTATAAAACCAGGCTTGGTGCAACCGGTAACCGGTAACCGGTAACACGGAAGGACGTTGAGGAGGTCCTGCCCCACCTGCTGCCTCGTGGTTCAATTGCGACGTGGAGTGAGGGCGTTACCGGTTGAGGCGTGAAACTGGATTTTACTGGCCCCCCGTTACCGGTTCGAAACGCCCAAAAAAGTCCGCAACCCGTCCTGCCCCCCAGGCCCAACCGGTTACACCCTCAGACCGAACCACACCTTCTGAACCTTGCCATCCACCCGCTTGGAATCCTTCCTGAATCCGAGAGCCTTGAGTTCGCGGCCGATCTTGGTGTCGCTGATGGCGAGTCCCTCGCCCTGGAGGTATTTGATGATGTCACGAGCGGTTACATAGGATTCCTCGTCGTCCGTTGTCGTGAATTCGTAACGCTCCTGCAGCAGGTCGCGAATGGTGGCATCCTGGACCTCAAACAGCTCATCGCATTCCGCAACCACTTCGGCGGGCTTCGGTACCCTGGGACCGTAGGCGCCCATAATCACCCAGAAGAATGCCTGCTGCCATTCACGGGTCAGGAGGCGGTCCTTGATGTGTGGGTCGGCCTCCATTTCAAACTCGTTGCACTCTGCTTGCGGCTTGGGCACGAATGACTTGGTGTGCGGGATGCTGCTCATTCGTCCCTTGAGCGCCTCATCGCACGGGCTGACTGGTGGGAGGTCGTTGCAAAATGCGAAGAATGTAGCCGAGTTATGGACCTTGCGCTGGTTTTCAAAGTTACCGCGGATGTCGAGCGTGTCACCGCCGCTGCTGAGTGTTTTCATCAGGTTACCGTCCAGTGGTTTACCATCAATGCGTGCCTCGTTGCCGCACACCACACGCAGTCCCACGAGGGGCGCATACCAGGCCAGTTTCTTAGCCTCGTCGTTGCTGTCGCGCGTGTTGATTTTGAAGACGTTGAGGTTCATTTCGGTCACATACTCGTGGAAGGTTGCACACAGGGCCTGTGTCATCACGCCCTTGCCGCAGGCGGGGCGGCCGACCACCGAGTGGAACACGCGATCTTCCACGTGGCCGGCGACCGCTCGTGCCACCACATTCGCATAGTAATCACCCACGGCGGGATTCTTGTATGCATTGCGGAACAGGGCGCGCCGCACGTGGTCCTCCAGGTCGCTGTCACGCTGCGCGTAGAAATCAAAGGGGATGCGACGGGTGAAGTATTTTTCACGGCACGTCTCAAACCCGCTGTGGAATGTCTGGGTTGCCATTTCAAACCAGCCATTCTTGAAGAGCAGGCATCCTTTGTTGGCAGTGGGCGTGATGGCGTTGGTCTCCTCAAACTCGTACTCGGCCAGGTGATGGAGCATCTGGTTAATGTTCTTGGTCATTCCACCATAGTTGAACACCTTGGTTTCACCGCCCTTGACCTTTTGTTTGAACACGAGGTTGTCAGCGAAGCGATGCACGGCTGCGAGGGGTGCGCCCTTGTCGCATCGCCACAGGCCGCGCTTGGGGTCGTAGATGTAGATGGTGCGGTCCTGCTTCTGGATGTCAGGGCCGAGCAGTTCAACCAGTCGGCGGCAGGCATACAGGTCGTCGATGCGCGTTTCTTCGTCCACCACGCCCTCCTCGGCCTCCTCGGCCTCCTCGTCAAAATGAATCGTTTCAAACGGTTTCACTTTGAACGCCAAGTCGTAGCCGGTGCGATCCTTGACGACGGCGGCGAGGTCCGCGAGGAGCGCGTCGGTGACCGGTTTGTCATCGGACTTGCGAATCTGACAGCCGTCGTAGGCCAGCACATCCACACGGTAGCCGCGTTCGTCCAGCCATCCCACCGCAGCCTCCAGACACTTGCGTTCCTCGGTCTGGATGATGCAGGAGGCGAGGGCACCATCGGTGTTGCGCTCCTTCTGTTTCAGCAGATGGTCGTAGAGTGGGCGGAAGGCGGGGTCGGCCTTGAATGCACGCGTCAGTTGGTGCATTTCGTTCTGGAGATGTCTGAATTGAATCGGCATTCGTGTCTCGCAATCATCCGGCAGTTTGACCTTGTCAGGCAGCGAGCCACCGTACATTATGCGGAGCACGAGTCCCTTCGTCATCTCATCGCTGAATTGCAGGCGTTCCTCCATCATTTTGAACCAGGCGGAGCGACGCGCCACGTAGTCATCAAATGTGGGCATTTCCAGGCCGTACCAGGTACGCGCCAGTTGCGGGATGAGAGTGGGGTGGCAATTCACAATATCCACATCGTCGTAGAACTCGCTGCACAGGGTGCCGCGGATGTCCTTTTCCAGTCGCTCGAGCGAGCCGGTCTTGCCGTAGTAGCGGCCGAACCCGAGTTCGCCGACGCGACTGGTACATAGACGATATGTGATATTGGACTCACACCACGCCGGTCCGCGCTTCTTCACCAGTTTGTAGAGTGCATCAACCATTTTCGCTTGTGAAGCGTCCAGGTTGTTGCGCATCGCCCAAATTTTTGACATTGCGAGCCGACCAAACACTTGCGTGTAGGTGCGATTCGTGATGGCGTGGATTGGGGCATTGCTGTACTCAACACGGCGGGTGGGCGGGGCGGTGCAGGTCGTGGTGGCCATTTTTCTCTACCGGTGCCGGGGAAAAAAATTTCCGGGGGCGTCAAATTTTCCCGCGTGCGGGCAAAAAAAAGTCCGGGGTTGAAAAATGGCCGGCGGCGCATTTCTCGGGTGTGGGCTTCAAATGGGGACTCAGGGTTTCAAATGGTGATTTCAATGCATACGGGCGAGGGCCTGGACGTAGGCGTCATCGCAGTCGCCGAGGGACTTCTTCAGGCGGTAGAGGAGGCCCGATGCACGCGACTTGGTCTTCGCGTCCTGGGCGTTGAACCAGCGGTACCAGTTGCGCTTGGCGTTGGGGGCCTCCTCGGACTCCTCGGGCTCCGACTCAGCCTCGGACTCAGGGGCGGACTCAGGGGCGGACTCAGGGGTGGATGCAGCGGACTCAGCCTCCGACTCAGCCTCCGACTCAGCCTCGGGCTCCGACTCAGCCTCCGACTCAGCCTCGGGCTCCGACTCAGCCTCGGGCTCAGCCTCAGGCTCGGCCTCGGGCTCGGCCTCGGCCTCGGGCTCTGCGTCAACGGGGCGCAGGATCGCGGCGGCCTCGGCGCTCATCTCCTCCTCCACCTCGCGTGTGATGCGGCGGAGGGCTGCAGCGCGAGAGCGCTCCAGAATCTCATCGGCGCGAGTGCGGCGCTCGGCCTCCTCGGCCTCGCGGCGTGCGGGGCGGGGTGCAGCGGCGGGTGCGGCAGTGCGTGCGGGTGCAGGGCGGGGCTCGCCGACACGGAGGACCTTCTGCTTGACGCCGTTCTCGTCAATGTACTTGCAGCGTCCATCCCAGCCGGTGGCGTTGTGGTTCTTGCCGTCGTCCCAGTGAGCGTTGGCGACGTCGGTGGACCACTTGGAGATGCTGGTGTATTCCACGCCGTCCCAGTCCAGGATGGCGCGCTCGGCATTCCAGACGGCGGAGTACTCCACGCCGCCGACCGTGCGGTAAATGCGCGTGCCGGTGGGGTGGTCGAGCGCGTCGGCCTTGCCCGCGCGTGCGGCGGGGCGGGGCGCTGCAGGGGCGGCGGGGCGGGCCGCAGGGGCGCGCGGGGCGCGGGGTGCAGGCGCTGCGGGGGCGGCAGGCGCTGCGGTGAGGCGAGCGATGATCGCGTCGGCCTCGGCACGCTTGTCCTCAGGGAGGACGGCGTGGGAAAGGAGGGAGAGCAGGGAAAGGAGGTCAGCGTTCATTTCGGGAGGGAAAGGAAGGTTGGGGAAGGAAGGTTGGCTTGTCTCGGCTTGTGGCTGGGGGCACTGAGTCCCCCTGTCAATTTTTGACCCCCTTCAATTTTTTCCGTCAAACTGGAGGATGGCGTCCTTCAGGGAAGTTGAGCCCGCGGCACCCTCCTTCGGGTTTGAACCGCACCAGGGCGCGGTGGCACTGGGCGCTGTAATAAACCCCAACGCCTATGTAGAAAGATGCAGATGGACACCGACGAATCGCTCGACACCCAGATTAGAAACAAAACCGCCAGCATCAAACACATCAATGCTGATTCAGACCTTGTCCTTCATCGTCTTACAAGGACACCTGATGTCCAAATTTTGGAGAGAGGCCTGGAATGTCTCCGGCTCCTCCATCTGAGGCGAATCCAAGAGGAGTCCGAACTTCGGTCTCTTCTTGAACGCGAGCATCGTGAGTTTCTTACACGTCGGTCGGCGGTTGCATCCGATCTTACGTTACAGTACCACCTGGCGCTATAATCAGTTATGAGGCAGGCTCACCTTGTGTGCTGACAGCACATAGGATGGATAATTTTTGGATATCATTACCCAACGTCCCAACCGCTTGAATTCCGCTATGTGTTCCCTATCAAGCCCGCCATAATGCTGGGCTACATATGACATCGCCTTTTGGCTTGTTGCAAGCGGATATAGGACCAGGTAATTAACTTCACCCAAAATTAGGCGAGTCTTACTATAGTTGGTAAGGTAATGACTCAAAATAAGCATACTGGTATTGGTGTGCCGCCCCATAATACATAGGTCCTCAATGAGTTTATGGACCACCTGAAAATACGGTTTCTCCAGCGTATCAAAGTCATCAAAAATCATAAGACAGTCGGTAAATTCCTCCAACTCAGGAGGGTCATCCACCAGACTCTGTAGGCTCAGACGCTTTGGTTTACCAATCTTCATCCGGTCCAATGTCTCATCCTCGTTCAACTTGGAAATCAAATAAACCTCCCGCTCAGGGTACAACTTCTTATAGTTCTCAGCAATCCCCCTCGCGAAGTAGGACTTGCCTGCACCGGACTGCCCCGCCACATACCACACCTGGCGCTTCTTCGGATCGGGGCTGGGAATGGGTTGGAAGCAACTATCGTCCGGGAGTTCCACACTGGTATCATTTTCCTGCTCACGCCGTATCTGATTGAACACGGTGCGAGCATCATCCGGTAGGCCCACCAGGGCGTCCTCCGTCAGCCCCTTCTTCACGGCCTCCACTATAGTGTTCATTACACGAACCCGGTCGCCGGGCTTCACTGATTTCAACCCCTTCATATACCGCGATGCATTCACCTCATTGCGCACCCGTCGAGGACCTGCCTCTGAGTTGAGATAAAGAAGTTGGCCGTCGGCATCGCCTCCCCGTACTACAGCAATAGGGACCGAGTCCTTGTCCTTGTCAAAACTGAGCGATGGCATTTTTCCTTGGGGCGCAGAAATTAATCGCCGAATAAATTCTGCGCCCCTGGTGTCCGCGGCTAATTAATTTCCCAGGCATCAATATACAATGCCCTATCACATTAAGAAATTCGGCAGTCGGTTCAAGGTTGTGGATGATAAGGGCCGGGAGTACAGTAAGCAGGGACTCACAAAGGCGAAGGCACGTGCTCAACAGAAGGCCCTCTATGCAACGGCATTTCACGGCAGTGGCTTCTGCTGCTACTCGGATGATGACGGTCACCACGTGCTGTTGGAGGGTGGTGGTATATTCAGTGATGTGTTCGCCAAGGCCAAGCGCATCGCTTCTGCAGCGGTGTCGAGCGTGACCAACCGTGTCAAAGATGTGTCGTTGGGGATCCGCGATGATTACCCTCCGGATGTGCGCAAGGTACTGGCTCAGTATGGCGAGGGTACTGTGACGGACCTCCTAATCCGTCGTGAGCCTATTCAGTCCTTCATTAACAAGGCTCTCAACTTCATCAGTCTTGGTACTTGGAACAAGGCGCGCAAAGAACTCAACTATGATAAATTATATCACCTCAGTCTGATTGCTACGCTACAGATGCCCGACGGTAGCCAGGCGCGTCTGATGGTAGAGAAGAATGAGGTAATAAACATTACGCCGAACTTTTCAATGCGCGGTGCAATGGAGATGATTACCGTCCCTGTACCTTGCTGTATAACATTCCGTCAGATGATGGATAAGGCACAACAACTACAGGGCGCTCGCTTCTTCCGCTATGATGCTTTCACCAACAACTGTCAGATGTTTATAATGTCTATACTGGATGCGAATGACCTCACGACATCTGAAGTGAAGGCGTTTGTATTACAGGATGTGGATAGTTTATTACGCAAGGTACCGACCTATGTGAGTCCTTTTGCGAGGGCGCTCACCAATGTTGCGGGGTTGTTTAATGTCGCACTGAAGGGTCGCGGTGCGTGCTGTGGCGAGTGTGCTCCGATCGGCGGTTGCACGAAATGTGAGAAGTGCGGCGGTGGTGAACCAACGGTGGTTATGCCTGCCGATGCGTACCTGGCGGAGCACAAGAAACTGATAGCACTCCTGAATGACATAGCCAAGCGGGCGAAGGGTGAGGCCGATGAGCAGGCGGCGGAGGTGCGCGCTCGACGCAAGGGGGGCCTAAAGGGCGGTGCAGGCGCGGAGGGATTCCGTGAGGCACTGGCCACCACAGGGTTGGACGCACCACCCACAGACCCCTACGCCATCAAAGTTGGAGAGAATTCCTGGGAGATTGTAAGCAAGCCAACAGATGTGGTGACATTTGATGAGGCGAAATACAACCAGATGCTCTCTCGTGGCCTGAGCCGTGAAGCGTATGAGGCTAAGCAAGCGAAGAAGCGCACACCGGGTAAGTCATACGAAGATTACCGGAAGAGCTTGGAAGAAGTGAGTCGTGCTCGTGCTACTACCAATCAGAGTGCCGTCGAGCGCGCAGGAAAGCAAGCACAGCGCCAGCAGGATATATTGGATTATTACAAGGAATATGTACGCCTCAATCCCCATCTTGAAAATGTGCTATGTTATTCATCGCCGGAGGGTAACGCAGTACCTGGTGGTATTGAAATCCCCAAGTATCAATGTGATGCTAACAACAAGGCCAGACAGCGCAAGGAATACGGTTCCACATTCTTCGGTAAAATAAACCAGGCGCTGACGGATGTGGCGGATTGGGCGGTTGATAATATCGGCTCAAAATTACCAGGTGTCGGTAAATATGTGGCGGAGGCGTACAAGGCATTTGCACCGCCCACCAGCAAGTTCTCAGGTGGCTCCAAGGCGCAGTGGATTCAGGAGGTCGTGAAGCATATGAAGCGTGGGTCGTTTACCAAGCAGGCGAAGCGGGCGGGCTTGGATCCCGAGGCGTTTGCGAAGCACGTTATATCCCACCCTAAGGACTTCACGGCTACGACACGAAAGCGTGCTCAGTTTGTTGTGAATATACTGGGGCGCAAAGTGGGTGGATGTGGGACGTGTGGTGGTGAGCCGAATCCTGCATTTGCGAAGCAATTAGCGGCCGTCGAACTCGCACCGGATGTGTATTTGGCCCGTGTGCGCACCCTGGCGAAGAAGGCGGGTTACGATCCGGCCGAGGTGGGCTTTGCACCGGCACCGCACAAAATACAAGTCCGTGGGCGTAAGGCAGGGCGTGTAGGCTACCGTGATTTCATAATATGGTCGCATCTGGAGGCGGAGGGCAAGGTACCGAAAGGGACGGCTGACAAGAAGCGCTCCACATTCCACAAGTCGCACTCGGCTATCAAGGGCGACTGGAAGGCTGATAAGTACAGCCCCAATAACCTCGCCCTCCACTTGCTCTGGTAGGCGCGCCAGGGGGGAGGGTGTTACCGGTTACCGGTTACCGGTTGCACCAAAAGTTGCTTTGCAAAAACCCACAAAAATGTCCGGGGGCTCCGGACAAAAAAAGGACCTTGTGAAGAAACGGTTTCGGTGCAACCGGTAACCGGTAACCGGTAACACCCTGGAACCCAAAAATGCTTACCTTCATTCTTGGGGGCGCTGATGAGCGCCGTGGTTAGCGTCGGCGGTTCTGCTGGTTGTAAATGGTTCCGATGGTGACGGAGACGCCGCGGTCGTTGGCTGCATACACGTGGTCCCAGCCGTTGCAATGCTTACCGAGAGCCTCCAGCCAGGGGCTGGGTGCGGTCCAGACGCGTCCAGTGGTGTCGCGGAAACTATGAGTGGCGGGATTCCAGCGGGCAGTGTGGAGGGTGCCATTCACGTGGCAGCGGAGTTCTGCATCGGCGGGGAGCGTGAGGTTGGCGAGTGAGCGGCGGGGAGTGGGAGCGGCACGTGCGCGAGGTACGGGCCGCTCGGGAGAAATCAACTCGTCTGGAAACGATTCAACGATGCGACCGTCCGTGTGGCGGTATTGGCTGCCGGAATCACCATAGCGGTTGTACCCGCCGTAGCGCGCGGACCATCCGTCGCGGAGGGGAATCCAGGGCGCATCCTCAATGTTTTCCATCCAGATCGGTTCGGGTGCAGCGGGAGCAGCGGGGCGAGCGGGAGCAGCGGGAGCAGCAGCGGGAGCAGCAGCGGGAGCAGCGGGAGCAGCAGCGGGAGCCGCAGCGGGAGCCGCAGCGGGAGCAGCGGGGCGAGCGGGAGCAGCGGGTGCAGCGGGCGCGTCTACGCCACCGTAGCGACCGCGCGTAGAAATACGGCCGCGCGGAGCCGGTGCGTGCTCGAAATGTTCGAAGAGTTCCATCATCACCTGGCTGGCTGCGAGGTACGTGCCCTCAGGAAGGTGTTCGTTGGCATCGTCAAGTGCGGCCTGGACGATGGCAAGCTTCTCGCGAATGGAAAGCATTGGAAAGGAAGGAAGGATGGGAAAGGAATGGCTTGTCTCGGCTTGTGGCTGGGGGCACTCAGTCCGTCAGTAAATTTTTACCCCCTTCAATTTTTTCCGTCAAACTGGAGGATGGCTTGAGCACATCACAATTTCCGCTTGCTGATGGGATAGTTGGCTATGAAGAGTTCTTTACGGGGATGCCCGCCAATGCTACCGGGGCCCGTTGAATGCGACTTGGGTGCAAGTGTAAATGCGATGTAATAGAAGCCCTTGTAGAGTTCGCGGATGTTACGACTGTCGTTGATGCTGAGTAAAAACTTACCATCAATGGCGGCGAGTTCATTGCGCAGTTTTGATTGGTCGAACTCGCCGTGCTTGTAAATCTTACCCTGAGTACCCTTTGGCTCGTAGGGCGGATCACAATAAAAAAATGTGTCATCGGCATCATACTTGTGAATGACTTTCTCATAGGAGCCATTCACAATCCGCACATCCTTGAGGCGCTCCTGGTAAGCCTCTATCTTCTTGAGTTTATTGTATGGATTTGAGTCATTGTATATCTTGTCACTGAACTCTTTACCCATCCATTTGTTGCAGCGATTCACAATGGCGTGCGCAAGTTGATTCGCTTCACCACGAGGACTTGTGTCATAGAATTTTTGGATTTCGGGGAGTGTGTCTAAGTCCTGAGGGAAGTCGCGGGCCTTGGTACTCTTCAGTAGTTTGTAATCACGAACCAACGATTTATCCAGGTCATTAATCACTTCAACGGGATGCGGCTCCTTCTTCCAAAGCACTGCACCGCCACCAATGAATGGCTCCACATAGGTTTTCATTCCCTTGGGGATGAGACGAATAATTTTATCGGCGAGATCGCGCTTGGACCCAATGCGACAGAAAAAGGGTCGGAGAGAAGGTTTACCACCGCCAACCGAGTCCGCAAGTTGAGACAGACCAGCCCCATATAAATTGTCACGCAGGTCGTTCATTTCTATAATGTGAATCGGAAAAATGCACCGGTACCAGCGCACCCACCCCCCACCGTTACCGGTTACCGGTTACCGGTTGCACCGAACCTTCCTGCACCCGAAACCCGCAAAAAAGTCCGCCGGACATTTTTGGGACTTTTTGCAAAGCAACTCTTGGTGCAACCGGTAACCGGTAACCGGTAACAGCCTCCCTCGGAACCCAAAAAATGCTTACCTTCTTCTTGGGTGCCAGTTGGGTACTTACTTCCAGTGCCATTCTGCGATGGTCTCCCTGACATAGACACCACGCTCCTTGGTACAGGCTTCAATGCTAAACACTCTGAACTTCTCCCTGATGAAACCGTTGAAGTGAAGACGATGCTTCCAGCCAGGTACAATTTCAACCTCAACGCTGAAATGCAGGGGCTCGGTGGGGCTGTTTTGGTGGAGTTCCTTCAGCAGAGTAAAGCGGTGCGGCTCCCGAATGAATAGCGTTTTATAAATGCTCCAGGCGATTGTGGTCTTGATGGGCAAGTCCCTCTCGGCCCTGAAAATAACAGCCATCACGGTCGTACAATCCACATTCAATTCGCCGTAGAACTGGCCGCCACGAGGGGAGAGTCGTGGGTGGGTGCGATGGTATTCGTACTCCTCCGGTTCAGAGGAATAACAGGAGGCAGGAGGGGCGTAGGAAGGAGGAGCGGGGTAGTAGGGAGTGCTCATTTGCGGGAGGAGGGTGGCTTGTGGGCGGGGGCAGCGATCGGACCACCGGCCGGACCCCCCCGTCAATTTTTTCCGCGAACTGGAGGCAACGGTTGCCCCGAGGACACCCTCCTACAATCTCTATGTACCTAAAGAGCCCCCTCGCCGCCCGCGGCCTTTGCAGCGCGATTGAGGCGCTTGGAGAGGTCATCAATGAGGGAGGTGAGGTTGGCGGTTACGGTGCTGGCGGAGGCCGTTTCAAGTGCCTCCAAGCGCTTGAGAATGGTGGGTGAATTAACAGCGGGCATTGTTGATAGGAAACCGAACCGCACACGCATTTGCTCCAGTTCGTACTCTAGCCGGTCGTGTGGTACACGCTCTTTATTTTCAAACAGGTAAAGAAGTGTCTTGAGGTCGCTGATGATGAGGTAGAGGCGACCGAGGTCACTATTGAGAATGCGATTGAGTCGGATGAGAGCGCCCTTGCGTCGCTCGAGGGCCGCAATTGAAAACCGACGCTTGAGTGCCTTGAAGTACTCGCCTTCGCGTTTGAGATCGGCCTCGTCCTGGCGGATGCTGGCCTTGGGGTCCGACTTGACAGGGTTGAGAGTCTCGGTCTTGTTTTTGAATTCATAAATGATGGAGAAGTCGGTATAGCGACCATTCACCCACGCGACGACATCCAACTTGGTGAGGGCGGGCTGTTGGAATGCATCGGCAAGCTTGAGGCCGTCCTTTGCACCGTCCAAAATATCACTGGGTTTCCAGCGGACAGGTTCCCCATCACGCTCGCCACTTTTGATATCGCCAATAAATACATCACGCTCATTCATCAACTTGCGGACGACGGCCTGTATCTTCTTCACATAGGCAGCGGCAGCGGCAGCCCGACTACCGTAGCGTCCCTTCACAATCTCATACAGGTCATAATCGCCTGCATACAGTTGCGACTGGTACTTCTGCGAACCGAGAATTTTTACATCACCTGAAATAGATAGGATATCTATAATCTCCTGGGCTCGTGGGTCAATGTTGAGGGCGAGTTTTCGGCGTAGTATATTCTCCATCTTATATAAATAATGCCGAAAAAAATACCGGTGGAAATCAAAGCATACCCGCTGTCTAATGATGACATTCAGCGCATATTGAAGCCCGACACACACATATTCACATACCCCGACTTCGCCCGCTTTGATTCAATCGACGAAGCGTTTGACAGTCTCGGACGCTGCATTTTCCTGTTCTTGACGGAGAGTCGGTCGGTGGGTCATTGGCTATGTATGTTGCGGCGTGGGGGCGACATTGAGTATTGGGATTCCTATGGTGAGCCACCAGAGGCACAGCGGTCGTGGTTGAGCCAGGCGGAGTTGGAGGCGCTGGGTGAGGGTCGCCCCTACCTATTGAATTTGTTGAAGCGATCCGGGTGCAAGGTGTTCTATAACACACACAAATATCAGAGGTCCAGTTCGGTGGATAATGAATGCGGTCGCTGGTGTGTCGCAAGACTGATATGTAAGGACTTGGATAACGACCAGTTCCTTGCTCTTGTTGAGCGTGGTATGAAAGACAATAATCTACAGACACCTGATGATTGGGTGAGCGCATTCATTGCTGATATGCTCGGCAAATAAAAACACTTCTCCCTGTATAGAAGTCCAAGATGTATTCGGCATCGTATGAATTCAGTGAAACCTTTGACCAGGATAACTCTCCTGACTACGTATATTACAATGGAAACATTGTGAATAGTAACAGTTCGTCGTACGTGGACCGTCCGGACCCTGTTGTACGATTTTCGGAGAGTCGTGATGTGCCTATTGTACCCGATGCAAGCAAGTACGTGTTCTCTATTGTTCGCTTCACTATGAACGGTCCCAACAAGGACCTGCCGCTGTTTATCCCTTTGATTCGCACCGGTGCGTCGAACCCATCACAGAATGTGAATCTGACTATCTATTCCGTGACACTGAAGGCGAGCGTGTCGTACCGGATTAATGGTAACGTATTCACCAACACATTCACGAGTGCAGCGACACCGGTTACATACTCCCCGGAAACACTGGACACACGCATTGCTCCGGTGCCTTCTGCAGGTACGACGGTGACGGGCCAGGATGTGAGCACCCGGTACTACTGGGTCTATACATACTCGTACTGGCTGTCGCTGTGTAATGCGGCGCTGCAGACGGCGTGGGCGGATATCAATGCGCAGTTCCAGGCGTGGTATGTGAGCGTGGGTGCAGTTGGTGCGGTCCCCGATCTGATTACCAAGCCCCCGACATTGACTCGCAACAACAACAACAACCTGTTTAGCATCTGGGGTGACCGCTACGGCTTCGGTGGTAGCGACCGTACTTCGGCGGGCAGTGATGCTGACGAGTCCTTCACGCTGTACTTCAACAACAATATGTATGGGCTCTTTAGTAACTTTGATAACCTCTATCGTAACCTTCCCAACGAGCAGACGAACGAGATTCTCTTCTACAGCAAGCAGTACCAGAACATTGTGAATGTGGCCTCTCCCCCGGCCCCGGCCGCCAAGTCCTACTGGGTGATGGAGCAGGATTATGAATCCACGAGTACGCTATGGTGCCCGGTTGAAAACATCACCTTCACATCCACACTGCTACCGATTGTGGCCGAGCAAACTGGTAAACCAAACGTGTTCGGTGAAGGTAACGACAACCCGCTCAACTCCTCACAGTTCGCATTCCAGCCTATTGTGACAGACGTAGCACTCACCAACACCAGCGCCAACGACTACCGTGAATTCATTCAGTATGCACCGACAGCCGAGTACCGCCTGGCTGCCTTCCAGCGCAGTAAGAATCCGATTAGTAACATTGACATTCAGGTGTTCTGGAAGAACCGCCTGGATGGAAAACTGTACCCACTGACGATGTTTAACAACTCCTCCATTTCAATCAAAATTATGCTCCGCCGTCGAGGAGCCGAGAACTACCCTCACCCGGTCTTGATGGGCAAGCGGATGTAGGGCGGCGCAGCCGATGAAAATATTCTCTGGAGCCGTAATATAACAAATGGCCTCCGCTGACATTGAGAAACTGGCCGTTGCAGATGCACGCATCGTTCAGCCCCAACCCCGTTACGCTGTTCAGAAGGGCTCTCTGGCTCTTACGAACGCGCCTTACATTGCGATCGCCGCCAACGCCTCCCAGCACACCTACAACATCAACGCGCCCAGCCAGAATGTGTTTGTGGCCCGTGATGTGGATTGGCAGTGCGAGGGTGTCTGTGTTCGCTTTGATGTGGATTGCACGGTGAGCGGCACGACTGCACCCACTCCAGGTGCAACGCCCATCATTGCGTACGGCCGCGACTTTGCGCTTGCGCCCTACCCGCTCCACCAGATGGTCCAGACGATGACGGCTACCATCAACGACACGACGACGACTATCAATCTTAGCGATGTGCTTGACCCGGTGCTCCGTCTCACGGACTACAAGCCTAACCGCCTCATTAAGAACTCCCCGGCGTACCTTGACACGTACGCCAAGTATTCGGATGCCGCCGGTGCAATCAACAATCCCCTGGGCGCTTACAACAACGCCACGGAGTTTGCGGAGCAGCCTAACGGTGCCTGGGCGCAGTGGGAGTTCTGCAACCCCGACACGGGTGCGGGCTTCGGTGTTCCCGGTGCGGGCTCCAACACGACCTACTCGTATGGCACGCAGGGCGTTGTTACGGTCGTGAGTGGTATCCCGACGGTTAACTCGGCCGCTAACAAGAAATACACGGTTGCGATTCGTTTTAGTTCGACGGAGCGTCTGATTATCCCCCCATTCATTTTCAACGATGAGTTTGAGGGTTCGGTGGGCTATTTCGGAATTAACAACATTCAAATGGTTATGAATCTAAAGTCCAACATTGACCGTGTGATTCGCTGGGTCTCCGGCACGGTCTCGGGTCCGATTGTGGGGCGTGCGATTGATAACGTCCGGTTCTGCGATCAGAAGACGTTCTCGTCCGCCAAACTGCAGGTCCAGTACCTCACGCCTTCGCTGGCGATGGATATGCCCACGAAGTCTGTGGTGCCTTACCTTGAGTTCCCTCGCTACATCAACGCGAGTCTCGGTGGTGTCGTGGCTCCCCTCAAGGCGGCGCAGTTCCAATCGCAGACGATTGTTCTCCCGCAGATCCCCGATATGCTTGTGATTTACGCCAAGCCCAAGGCGAGCCAGGATGGTTCGTACGGTGACAACTTTATGCCTATCACGCGTATCAGTTTGAACTTTGATAACGTGGCCGGTCTCCTCTCGTCACACACGCCTGAGGAACTCTACCGTATGTGCGTCAACAACGGCCTCAATATGGACTACAACCAGTGGCGTGGTCTTGCCAGCCGTGTTACGGGTGGCGCTGCGACGGGTGCTGGTGCCGCGTACGCCGTCCAGACGGCGGGTGGCTTCCTCGTGCTCCGCCCCGGTAAGGACTTTGCACTCCAGACGGGTCAGGCCCCTGGTCTCCTGGGCAACTACGTGCTCCAGTTCAATGTGGATATCAACAACACTGCAACGTCTGGTGCCGATGTGGAGCCTGCGCTCTACGTGATGGCTGTCAATAGCGGCTTCTTTGAGACGATGGCTGGTTCTAGCCGCGTCGTGAAGGGTGTCCTGTCGGAGGCCGACATTCTCAATGCGCCGATGATGGGTGATGATATGTCACTGAGCCGTATGGTTGGCGGTGGTTTTATGGATAAGCTTGGTTCCTTCCTCACGAAGGCCAAGGACATCTACACGGCCTCTAAGCCTGCCGTGTCGGCTGTGAAGGGTATGCTTCCCGACTCCGGTGCTCTCGGTAAGGTGAAGGGTGCTCTCGGTGCAGTTGGCTACGGCCAGGCCGGTGCAGGTCTCGCTGGTGCCGGTAAGCGTCGCAAGTCCATCTCCAGCCGTCTGATGTAAAATCGCAGGTTTGAACTTGAATAATATTCACTTGATTATTAGAAAATGAATTCATCCTCTAATAATCAACTGCCACCCCCGACACAGCCTTTGGAACGTCTACTAACGATTCCTACAATAACCACGTGTGTGGTACATCCTAAAGCACAGCCTGATAAAAAGTCGGAACTGTCAATGAGTCGTGAGGAACTGGAGGCGCAGATAAGTTGGCGGGATTACGTCCTTTTCAAATAGGGGGGCTGTCCGATCGCTGCAACCAAAAACCCCCTCAAACTCACTCTGCTCACACCTCACGCTCGCTCACACTTCGCAGGATGCATACCCGAAGACGAACTCCCAGTCAATGCGCACCTTTTCCCCCTTCTTGTTCTGCATATACTCAAAGTCCTTGTCAAGAGTCCATCCCTCGCCTACCACGGGGCTACTGTTCTCAATCTCTGCCAGGGCCTCGTCCAGATCGTCCTCGTCCTCGCAGCAGTCCTCCTCGGCGGCCGAGAGCACAGCCTTCACGTGCTCCCAGATATCAAGGTAGAAGCGGCGAAGGGAAGGACCGTCGCACACATCGTGCTCGGCAGCAATATCGCTGCGCTCCTCCTCGTCAATCTCAGGAGGGTTGGTGAAGTACTCATACAGTACCTCGGCGTGAATTCCGTCGAACAGCGTCTCGGTCTTGCCGTTGGCGGAAGGGTTCATTTTGAAATGGAAGGAATGGAAAGGAAAGGAAAGGAAAGGATTGTTGGCTTTTGCTTGTGGCTGGGCACCGATCCGACACCCGGCCGGTGGGGGGGGCATCAATTTTTTCCGCAAACTGGAGGATAGGGCTCCCCCGAGGACGCGAGCATTCAAACATATACCAGTGGTACCTGTTTGAATTATTCAATGTACGATTTACTCCTTCACATAGTCGCGCTGCACCGCCGGTGAGTGAGCCATAGCCTCCGAGTCCTTCTTCATTTCCTCGAGCACCCCACCGTACTTGCTGGTGAGGTATGAATGGCGCAGCATTGACGAGCCCACACGCTTACCGAACACCTTGTTGAGGATGCGAGTGATTCCGTTAACGCCGTTGAGTGGTGTGCCGTCCTGCTTCACCAGAAACTTGAAACCGTGCGGCTCCTTTGACTTGGCAAGTGGATGGAACTTGAGATACACCTTGATGGCCTCAGCGAGCGGTTCAGGGACATCCTCAGTAGCCTGGCCGTATGTGCGTGCAGTTTTGTACCGGTTAAAAATAAACTGATTGCTGCTGGTGACATAGTAGTTGCGATCCGTGGGTGCGTCCTTCGGCATCTTCTTTACGACGACCATCGCCTCGTAATCCTGATTACGACGAGGAGGGAGTTCCGTATATAGACAGAGCACAACGCACTTCAGGAGTGCCTCGTACTGCGCTGGGTTCAATGTCTTAAGCGAACCGAACGACGAAGTCTCCGACTTCAATTCTGACTTTTTTTTAAGTACCTGTTCCCACTCCATCCAATTGGCGGCCTGCGCCTCGCTCTTCTCGTGTGGGTTCTCCTGTGAGCGTTCCTCCTTGGAGTCCGCCACCTTCTGCTTCCAATGGTTTGAAATGGGACGGTAGGTGGGCTTGTCAGCAAACAGGCTAAGTGCGCTGTTTAGTGCATTGTAGAAAAGGTATTGCGTATTCTTAGCGTATGAGGAAATCTTCTCTTCCAGTGCGTCATACTTCTTGGCCCAGGCCAGATTCTTAAACGGTTGCTTATCATTCAGAGTGAAAAGCATCTGCATATACTTGACAGCACTACTCTCGGTAACCCCGCGCTCCTCAATGAGGCGCTTCTTGAGGTTCGTCATAAAGTCGGATTCCTTGGCGGTCATTTCTCTACCGGGAGGAGCGACAAAAAGTTTAGGCATCTGCCGCGGAGTCCGGGGTGTTTTCTACCCGCTCCAGGAGTTCGACAGGAATAAAACAATACATCTGGGGCTTGTCAATATAATCAGCACGGCGATTTCTACAGAAGACATCTACCTTGAACGTCTTGAATAATTCCGCGTCATACTGAATCGTATAGAGACCATCCACAAATGCAAACACGAAATGATAGGAGCGCGACGGGTTCGCATTCGCATACTCAATCTTGCTATAGGGAATCAATGTAGTAGGATATGCGTCACGGCGATTCGTGCGTGTCTTGAGTTCCACATAGACAGTATCGCACGCTGTCTTGAAATCAAAGCGATCTTTGGAGCCGCCCTTGAGCAGCGGTACTTTGAAATAGTTGGAAATTGCATCAATGCGCTCCTGTTCCGATTGTACACCGAACTTGTAGTCATCGCGGAAAGTCCGGACAGCCATTTCTCTACCACTCCGGGATATAATTTCTCCCGAAGGACAACGCAATCTCCAGGCATCCAATGGCGATTCTGCAATCGGGACGATTTTACGGATATGCGAACACATTTTTACCTATTATGGGGCGGTAAAAGTCAGTTTCCGCGTAATTACCGGCCGAAATCGGTTTAAATATGGGAATAAATCCGGATTTCTTACGCGCAAGTATCATATTTCACGCGGTAATTACCGAATTCCGTGTAATAATCGCCATTTCTATGTAGAAATCGTGATTATTGTGATTATTACGGTGTGTCCAACACATTTTTACGACACTTCAATGCGCTCCAGTATAGGAATCGCATCTGAATATGGGAATTTCATCTCGGATTCAAAATGTCCGACTGGAGTTTGATTATCGCCACGCCATACAATAATATCGCTGCCCTTCAGGCTATGTAGAATTGTATATTCCTCGCCGTTGATTTCTCCACGCGCAACGTAGTAAATCTTTCCTGTATCGACGCGGGCTTTCACGAACACAAATTCGTGTTCGTTTAGAGTTGCGATCACAGGTCGCAAACCCTTTGGCGGCTCGTGCAGTTCCAGCAATGTTCCCTTGAGCGTGTATGTGATGCTGAGTGTAAGGCCGGACATTCTCTACATTGGTCGGACAAGATTTCTCCAGGTCCGGGAACGCATTCTACAGGGTCCGTTTACCGGCCGCACGCTGGCTCCTGGCATACTCAATTGCTCGCTTCTGCGAATCTGTCAGGATTGGTTTCAGTCGTTCAATGACTGCGAATGCATTTTTGTTCTTCAGGACTGCCTTGGATTCCTTCGTGAGTCCTGCGTCCTTCAGAATGTCGGAAACCTCAACAGCAAGTTCTTCTGTTACTTCCTTCGCATTTCTGGCTGCAACGTATCGTTCCAGAAGTCTGTTAAGGGCATCATCGGCAACTACAGCGCGAGCGGGTGTCACTGGGGAAGGTCGGGGTCCGGTCGGTGCTTCGAACGCGGATCTCGGCGGGGCGCGAGGAGATGGTGGGGCTTGTCCTGGAATCTCGGTAACCGGTGTCAGTTCTTCCTCTTCACCTTCCTCGCCAACCGTCGGTGCCATCGGGGGCGCGGCAGATGTAGCCTCGGCCGCTGCTGCAGCGGCCTCCTCTTCAGCAGCCTTAATCAACTGCCGTTGGCGTGCTGGAATGATAGAGAGCAGTTTGCGCAGTTTGGTTGTCATTGATTTACCAAATGACCGAATCAGCGTACGCTTGTCCTTGTCAGACAACCCCTTGGCCTGTAGGAACTTGCTTAGGAAACCACCGTCCTCTGCGAAGTCCAATAGGATATCACGGACCAATGAAAAGAGGGCGTACTTTTCTGCATCGTCGTTTGACTCGTCCATCAGCACTTCAACACGCTCACTGACATCATCAAAAATCCGAATGATTTCAACAATGTCCTCCTCGTCCAGTACAGGCAGCAGGCGCATTACCAGGCGTGTAGCCTTATACACCTGCTCCACGAACTTGACGTAATCAACACCCGAGTGCGACTGCGACGCATAGTAAAACAGTGTCTGGATGACCTGGTTCAATTCAATCTTGAGGCTGTCCTCCTCTGTAAGCGTTTCAATAGGTTCCTCCGCTGGCGGAAGATTCTGTTGAGCCAACATCATATTTACGACATTCTCAGCACGACGTTTCAACATCTTTTCCACTGCACCACGGTTCTTGTTCAGCACACCGCCACGAAGGGCAGGCTCCAGCACCTTGTCAGATTGGTCGGGATTCACAAAAAACAGTCCCGTCTTGGAACCAGTAGATGTGTAGGGAATGCCCTTCAGGTAGGGCGAGTGTTGCATACGGTAGCCTGTCTCTTGAATCGCTTTCACGCGATCCTGGGAATTGCGAACCGCGTCGGCTCTTTTCATTGCGTGAAAAGCCATTGCGTCGGGGGCGGCCATTTTATCTGTTTTAACCACAGATTTTTTATTGTGGAGTGGGTGTATTACATCCATATCACAACGCTCAATGCTGGGATTGAACCAGCGACTTTTCGGTTAACAGCCGAACGTTCTACCACTGAACTAACTGAGCACGGGGGTTCGAACGGACCAATCTTTTACATACCGTGCTCCTTTATGTAGCGGGAAGCCTGTGGCAACGTCATACCATTCTCACGCATCAGTTTGCTAATCATAGCGCCGCGTGACTTGCGCTTGTCACCTGCAGGAGCAGCCGCCTTCGCCTTACCCTTACGCTTAGGCTTCTCCTCTTCCTCCGATTCTGATGACACTTCAATAACCACCTGAGGGGCTGCCTTGCGGCGACCCATTCCTACTGTATTGCGACGGAATGACTCGGGAGCCTGTGGGGCGTTACCATACGCAACAGGAGCCACTGCACCCGGGACCATCTGCTGTGATGACATACGGGCGTGCGAAATCTCCGTCCCTTGGGGATCGGGGACGACCTTATCGGCACCACCGCTCAGAGCACTAATACCCTTCGCAACAGCACCAATAGGGCCGGGGATGAAACTGGCGACCTTCGCAACCGGGGAAATCACCGACATAAATCCCTTCGCAAAGTCATCAAAGAAGCCCTTACCGTGAAGTCCCATTAAGTGGTCACCCAGCATCTTACCTTGCATATGCGCAGCACCGCCACACATTTCACCGTCACTACCGGCCACAGGCGCTACCGCCTTGCGTGGGCGGCCACGGCGTTTACCAGCACCCACCACGCGAGCTAGACCCGCTTCACCACCACCCTTGATTTCATTCGCAGGCTTGGCAATTTCATCATTCAACATCTGGGGACGCTGCGCCTGCTTTACCATTGCACGGCGATCGGCGAGGTGCTTTGCGCCTTCGTGGGCCACTTGGAGGTCGTGAATACGCTGCTCCATTTTATATTCGGGGTCCAGATTATTAATTCGCGCGCATTTTCTCTTCCCTTGAAAAATGAGCGCTGTGCTGTGTCGCTGCATTCCCATCCCCGAAACCACTCGCAAGCGCTTCCAATTTAAAGACGCTCCCAACCCAAAACCATTCTATAATTTTGGGAATTACACATTACGGCAGTTGGAATACATCAAACGGCAGTTAGATATCCCATTATATAATGCGAACCTTCGGGAACGTATTGGGTCACCAAAACGGTACCAGCAATACATACACGACATTCACCACTTCCTCGAACAAAAAAGAGCACAGCAATTAGAATGATTTATACTGACGAAGAGGAACGACTTTTCAAACGTAGTGGGGAACAATGCGAGTGTATGGCTATCCTCCACAATCTATCACACATTATGTATAGCCGGGCCAGTGTATGGACGAATGTCCCAGTAATAGTACTCAGCAGTGTTATTGGGTTTCTGAGTACTGTTGATTTGTTTTATAATCAAAACCTGATGCTCGGAGTACTCAGTATATTGGTGTCTCTCATTAAGAGTCTTGATAATTACTTTGACTACACACGCATATGTGAAGCCCATCGCATTACTGGGCTTTCCTATATGCGAATTGCACGCCTCATTGAAATTCAAATGACACTGCGACGTGAAGATAGAATATCAGCCGAGGATTTGCTCTCCATTATTACGAACGATGTGGCCTCCCTTCGTGAAAGCGAACCAGCCATTCACCAGTCCATTATTCGTGCATTCAACCAAAAATATTCCAAGGACTTGACGAGCAAACCCAGTATCGTCAATGGACTCACCGACATTCGCATTTATCAGCCGACCAAGACCGAGGCATCCATACAGGTCGCCGTGCCCGTCGAGGACGACACCGCTGCATCGGTTAGCCCCACGATCGCCACCAGCACCGACCGCCAACTCCGACGCGAATGGAAGCGGTAGGGGTCTTTAGGACCCACCAGGACGGCCTGTTACCGGTTACCGGTTACCGGTTGCACCGAAACCGTTTCCACGCGGGGTCCTTTTTTTGTCCGGAGGCTCCGGACATTTTTGGGGCTTTTTGCAAAGCAACTCTTGGTGCAACCGGTAACCGGTAACTGGTAACAGGGGGGGTCTGGGTAGTCCTGGAATGCCTGAGGCAGGTGTTGGTACACCAAGGCGAAAGAGGGTGTCACTGCGCCCTGGCGCAGTTAAAAACCCTCCGAAGGGTGTCACTGCGCCCTGGCGCAGTTAAAAACCCTCCGAAGGAGGGTGTTACCGGTTACCGGTTACCGG